TCCACTTCCTCGTCGCTTAGAGGGGCTTCTAGAGGGGTATCCGTGGCTTCTGGCAGGGTTGTGTCCACGACTGGTTCTTCTGTAGTGTCGGGGTATGTTTCATCTGTCGTGGTTGTTTCTTCGGGAAGCGTCTCCTCTGGCGTGGCTTCCTCTACTAGTGTCGTTGTGGTGCCTGTCTCGGTTATCTCTGGCTCTTCAGGAACGTAAGGCGCAACAGGTTCTGGCTCGGATATTTGAGGAGGTGTAGATGTTGACGTTTCTGGTGGTTCAGTTGTGGTCGTCGTTGATTCTGTTGATGTTGTTTGCGGTACGGAAGAAGAAGAAGTAGTACTAGTTGAGTTCTCCACAGAAGTCGTTGTTTCGGGAACTGTTGTTGTAGTTTCTTGAACTGTCGTAGTAGTCGGGTTGGTGACAGGGACAGTCGTTGACGGGACAGTAGTAGTAGAGGTCGTCGTTGAAGTCGTGGATGAGGTTATAGATGCCCATAACGACAGGTTACTAATTGTTAGGTGACCTGGCGCACAACAGGTATCTATCGAGTATTGCCTGAATGTGAAGATGTCGCCCTCATTCACGGGTACAGAGAGCGAACCTGTCGCATTGTTCTGTTGTGTAAGCAAGGTGTATACGCCGTTGATGCCGTACTGTGGCGGGTCATACACCCAACCATCATTGGTTTGATATGCCCAAGTGAAATCTATTGTGTCCACATCGGCGGGGATTGTAGTCTCAATCTTTACCCAGTTCGCACCAGGGCAACCACCGTCAGGACCATGCAAAATGATGGTGTTATCAATGACTTCAATGGAGGCTGTGGCACAGGATTGTGATGCCAGCCATTCGCCGAGGGTGTCGGCTTTAGCAGGTTTCGCAAAGAGTGCGAACAGTACTGCGGGGATGATGATTAGATAGCGGGCGTTTCGACCCATGCCAGAGTTTCTTCATCCCAAATGAATGACCCCTCTGGTTTTGGTGTTGGTGCTTGCCAATCGTTGTTGCTGTCTAGTGTCCATGAAGGAAATGGTTGTGGACGCACAAACACATCGGCTTCAGCGTCATAACTACAACCTATCCATGCGTACATTTTTCTTATTGTTGCATTAAAAGATGTTTTAACCCATTTTGCAGGTTTAATTGTATTGCAAAAAGCAACACCCTTTTCTTCACTCTCAACACCATCAACCAATAGTTCATTATTGTGTACAGCAATAACATTAATAACAATATTATTTTCATCTAGTTCAGCAAAGTAAGCCATTAGAAAGTTATAGTCCCACTACCAGTAAATATATAAACATGATAACCAGCCCTAGATGAACTACTGTATGTAGGACTTCCAGTTGTTGCTGAAGCAATATCAAATGAACTTGGATAAGCAATAATCACTTCTCCACCACCGCCACTTCCACCGTTTCCACCGCCTGTATCTGAAGCACCACCGCCGCCACCACCACGAGAACCACTTCCACCGTTAGCCAAACCACCACTAGTTCCGCCAGCACCGCCGCTTCCGCCACTACCACCGTAGCCAGAACCTTGTTTACAAGCACCACCACCGCCGCCGCCGTGACCTCTGCTTACACCAGTTATCATTGGAGCAGCAGATGTTCCATTGGTTCCAGCGTTTCCAGTAGTTGTAGAAGTTGTCTGTGCGCCACCAGTTCCGTTTGCAGCCCTAGTGGTTGCTCCTGCAGCACTTACTGTTGAACCCAATGCTGCCGAGGAAGTACCGCTTTGTCCACCAACAGTAATTGTATATACAACGCCACCAACCACAGGTGTTGTGGCATTGTATGTAGTGTAACCACCACCACCACCAGCGTATCCCAGTGAAACGCCAACGTTGAATTCTCCCGATTGTCCACCACCAGCAGCCAATGCTTCAACTGTTGCTGGAGGATTTGAGCCACCACCCAAAAAATATGAAACTATTTGGTCGCTTTTGTTTCCACGTCGAGTGCGCGGAGCAAGAGAACCACCACTAATGGCTTTGCCACCCGAAGTCATGGTTAAGTTAGAAGGCACTTAGTACCACTTACGCAATTACGTTGACGTACCCGCTGATACAAATAACGTTTGTTGTCGCAGCAAAAGCCCGAACAGTCAACGCGGTAGCGTTACCCTTAATAAGCAGACCTGGAACAATTAGATACAAACCGTTTTCAGCCTTGACCGTGTATTCAATATGGTCATCAGGCGAAGCAGCACCACCCCACTCAATGGTCAACTTCACATCCGATGCTGAAGTGTTTACGGCATACAACCAAACTTCATGCAACGTGGCTGCAGTTGTCGAACCTGTATGAATTAGCGTTCCAGCGGTTGCGGTAGCAGCAACTTTGATTTGTTTGCCGTCTGTTGAACCGCTGAGAATTGTTTTGCTGAAAGTTGCCATGTGTCTGTTCCTTTATCCGAAAATCTGTGAACCCAAAATAATTTGGTCATCTTCACCAGTATTAGCCCACTTTACACCAGTCGCCTCAGCCGAGTCAGCCATCAACGTAAAACCGTTAGTGCCAGCACCCAAACGAGTCACTGTTGCCGATGCTGTAGCGACATAAATATCGCCTTTAGTCGTGAGGGTTGCTAGCGGCTGCTTAGTGGTATCTGGTGCAGTGGCTGCCCATGCCACACCATTTGCAGCACTTGAATCGGCGGTTAGAACATAATTATTAGTGCCAACAGCCAAACGGTTTAGAGCCGAACCAGTAGTAACCAACAAGTCGCCCTTAGTCGTCAGCGCGGCGGCTACAGCGTTGGCTTCGTCAGCGTCCACAGCGGTGAAAACTGGGTAGCAGGTAGCACCAGAGTTATGTGACGATGCTGTGGTCCCGTCAACACCACGAGTGATGGACGAAAGTGATGAACCCGAACGTGAGCCGACTAGCACTTTTTCTTCGGTACTAAGACCTGGGTCGATAACCATGTAGAACGAGCCGTTAGCGGTGTTGTTCCAGTTCGTTACGTCACCCGTGAGAAGCGCAGAAGTATCGCCAGAAGTAATAGCGTTAGTGAGGGTACATGCGGGTGCTGCACCTGCGTATGACCGTCTCGCTGCGTATGCCATTTATACTCCTAGTCTTGTACCGAACGCATTGTAACTGTACAGGTTCCCTCTAAATCCCAGTTGGACTGGTATCCGTCGGCGACCTGAAACTCTAAGTCTTCTAATACTACAGAAAATGTTTCGGTATTTTCTTGATAGTTTACCACACGCGGATTTGTCACTAAATCGCGTAGGGCGCGTAGTTCTGACTCAACATCAAAGTAGTAGTCGGTGTCGCGCACGTGTAGACGGTGGTGCATGAGGATTGGTACACGGAATACTTGGCTTCGGGCTGGGCTGGCGTAGGCTCGTGCCATCCAACGGGTAAGGGTTGGTCCTGTGGTTGCTGATGCGCGCACAAGGGTGAGTTTGAATTTGGCTTCGATGAACTTGGACTGTGGACCAGTGGCTACCGATTCGGTTGTGAGTGCCATAGTGTGTGGCGACATTTCAACATAGTTCCCTGAGTCAAGGGAGATGCTTGGGGTGATTGTGCCATATAGCGGGGTGGTTCTGATGTCGAACTTGGCTACGAACTTGCGGTCTGGGATACCCCAACGATATGTGCCTGTAACGATTTCACCGCTGGCAACTAGGTTGGCTGTGTCTTCAACATAGATGCCGTCGCCTGATACGGAGAATAGCCGTTTGCTGTTGAATGTGGCGCATGCAAGAACGTTGGATGTTGAGGTGTGCATCAGGTCGGTGGCATGGGCTGGGGTATTAGTGGAGATAAACGTGGATAGGTCTAAACGACCTAAGCCTGTGGATACCCCGTCATAGTTTGACCAGTTGAACCAAACATACTTTTCGTCTGCGGTGAATGACACAACATCGCCGCTTGTCGGGATGAGTGCTCCTGTCGTAAGGTTGGAGTCTGCGTCGGCAACAGCGTAACGAACACCTTTGTTTGTGCCGATAAGGATTGCGCCGAGATAACCGTAAATGACTTTTGGTACTTCCCCTGATGGGAGTTCTAGTGCTACTACTGGTTGGTCGAGTACGCCTGCTGCGGTGATGGTGATTTTGTAGATTGCTCCGCGTGTTCCTGCGTATCCTGCGGCGTAGATTGCTGATTGTCCTGCAGCGAAACCTACCCAGTTCCATGTTGCTATCGGGTGTGCGTAGTCATCTCCGCCGATGTTCCCTGCTGGGTTGTAGTACAGGTCTGTGGCGTATCCACCTGAAGCGTCACCAGCAACCATAAGGTTTCCCTTAACGAAGTCAACATAATACAGTTCATGCCCGTATGCGACGTTTGATGCTGCGTCTGCTGCAGTGTATTTCCATAGCCCATAACCGCTAGTCAAACCAGCGTAGGTGAGGTAGATGTTTGTTCCATCTGTAGCCATGTCACGTGGTGTACCTGTTGGCAAACCAGTAGCGGACGTCCATGTTGGGCTAGTAGCAAATGGGTCTGTTGTGTATTTGAGCGTCGCGCCATCCAACACATATACGCGAGTGTCGGTTACAGCGAGAAGAAGATTGGTGTTAGCAGAGTTGAGTGACTCTTTGACAGCGTTAAGAAGCGTTGCCTGTCCCTTGGTCCAAGGGTTTACACCTTTGCTAGAAAAGAACCTGTAGTCCTGTCCTTCTGCGGTGTCAGCATATTTCTGTCCAGCACCATAATGCCAAGAAGTTTCACCACGACGCCATAGTCCCTGCGGGTTAATTGCTGCTTCACCAGGGCTGGTTGATTGGTCAACAGAGTCACGCACTCGTGGTTCAAACCCGCGGGTAAATGTCCCTGCTTCTTGGTCAATGAGGAATGGTCGCCCATCGATAGCGATAGGGAAAACGTCTGGTACAAGGTTCGTGGTTGTTCCGCCAGCAAAAAACTGTGGCGATGGGATGAACGCGTCTGTGAACTTGTAGAGAGTTGTTGCCACCGCTTAGTCCTTAGACAGAAAAGTTGGGTATGACCTCATTAGTCGGGCGGCTTCTGCTTGGATACGGTCACGGCGTAGGCGTTGCAGGTTGGTGATTGAACTTGCTACTGCTCCTGCTGGGACTTCTGCTGCGCGGCGTGTATCGCCTTGTGATTCGGTGAAGTTGCGTTTCATTTCACGTGGCGACATCAAACGGATTTGCGCCCCAATCGCAACAATATCTGTGACCGTATCTTGAATCCCGCCAGTTGTGTTTATGTCAGAGGATTCGGTTGAAGCGGTCACATATGGTGCTTTGTAGACAACGCGAAGGCGACCTGGGAACACCCCTTGGTCGAACCGTAGTGCGTAGCCCGATGCGAAGTCATCTGTTGGGACATCACGTACAAGGCGTACTTTGCGTGCGACAGGATAGTCGTCAACCATGTAGCGAACAGAGACGCTGAGTAGGTCGATGATGTCGGTGACACCTGTGAGGTTTATCATCAGGTCTGAACCGTTGTAATCAATGTTCAATGTTTTGACTTGGAACAGTCCGTTGAGTGGGGATGACAAGTCACGCATTTCATCGTTGACTGCTTCCAGTACTTGTGAGCGTGGGAAGCGTGGGCTGACCGTGATGATTGCGTCGGCGGTGTGTGCTGCTGCGGTTGTTCCGTTGAAGCCGCGTTCAACTGTAAGCGTTTTCGTTGCTGAATCAGTTGCCCAGATGTACATGAGTTCTGAGTCGATTTCGCAAACCTGTCCAGAGCGTAGTCCTTCAAGTGGGTACGTGGTTATGAGGCTCGTCGCTGACGAGTTGATGCTAGACGAAAGTTTGTTGCGCGGTTCAACTGTCCCCGACAGCAGTTGTCGCAACGTCCTATCGATGACGGTTGCGGCTGTGGTCATTTACTTCTTTTTCTTAGCCTTAGCCTTCTTCTTCATAGGCTTGCCAGTCTTCTTGGCTTCCTTTGCTGCGGCTGCCATTCCTGCTTTGCCGTAACTGAATTCTTTTTTTCCTACCATTGGCATAATGTCTCCTGTCGACTCTTAGATGTTACCATTTAACTTTATCTGCCCAGTATGCGGGAGACATCTTGCCCTTGGCAATGTTCTTGGCGTGGCGGGATTTGAAGTCTTTGTTTCGCTGTGTTCCTTCTGGTGAGCCTTTTACGCCTTGTTGACCAAACCTGAGCAGTTTGGTTTGTGACCCTGATTTGGCTAACACAGCATGGGATTTGGTTGGGTGGCTTGGTGTGCGCTTTGGCTTGTTGTAACCAGCGAACTTCTCGCCCCTGTACTCAATCATTTCTGACCCTTAGCCCAAGCGTTGTCTACAAGGTTCGGGTATGGGCGTCCTGCTTTTTCAGCACGAGCCTTAGCCGCCTGCTTCTGCGACGGGGTTAACGGTGTTGATTTTTTCTTTGGGTTTTTTGTTTCCCAAAATTCCTTCTTTTTTTTCATTGTGACTCCACTAAATATCCTGCGCTTTTCAGCACGCTACGTACGTTTAACACTACATCATAAGTTTTTCCTGGGGCAAGGTCGATGTGATGGTTGCCGATGGTGGCTTTAATTTTACGGTTTACTTGTATTTGGCATAGTGGTTCTAAAGGTAGCCAATCAGATACCACACGGGTGTTCGATGGTTTCACTATTTGTAGGAGTTGCTTGGCGGCTGTGTCCCAGTTGAACGCAGCGGTTTCCCCAGCATGGGTTTCTGCCTGCTGACGGTAACGTTCACGGTTCTTACCGATGTCGATGATGGCTTCAGCAAGTGCGTCAGCATCGGGTTCGTCCCAGTCGCCCATGTTGTGCCAGACGCCTTTGGCGGTGGGTGCTGGTGTGGTGGGGATGCGATGGGTGGCAAGGTCGGAGAACTCGCGATGCCCATGAGCATCAGACAAGATAGTGGGTACACCTGCTGAGATTGCTTGGAGTGGCATCAGCCCGAAGCCTTCGCCGCGGGATACGGAGATGAAGCAGTCCATTGAGCGAACCAGGTCGCGTTCTTCTTCTTCGGTCATCCATTGGTCATGGACTACCACGTTCGGGTAGTTCAGGTTCTTTGGTGCGAATAGGTGCGGGGGAACAATCTTGATGTGCAGTTCAGCATTAGGAAGGTTGAGTTTGAGGAAGGTATCTAGCACCACGTCTAAGCCTTTGCGGTACCATTCTGAGCCGCCACACAATATCTTGTATTTAGTACTAAGTTTCGTTGGGGCTGGATACCATATGTTGCGGTCAACGCCAAGTGGGATGACATGGACGTTGTCATGGTGCTGGGAGAATAAGTCAAAGTTGTGCAGGCTTGGCACAATCACCTTCTCAAAATGGTGCAGGTAGTCAGAGAACTCTGGGGGTAGCCAGTTGGTTTCCCACATGGTGAGCAGGTGTGGGGTTTGGGTTTTGTGCCAGCCTTTAATTAGGTTTGGTCTTAGTGCGAACACCACGTGTTCTGCGTCAGGTGTGAGGGTGACTTTGTTTTCTAATGCTGTCTTAAGTCCGACAACCATTTTCCCGTAACCGACTTTGACGATGTCAACGCCGACAAGGTTTAGATATTTGGCAGTATCCCTGTCTCCACTTGCCATGATTCCTGCGCTTTCTTTTCGACCTCAGCCGAACCATCAATCTTCTTAGGTTGTAATCCATTTGCCCTAAGACGTTTGTAGGCTGGCATGTCTTTGTTCCAGTTGCGTTCCGTTTGATTAACTTCGGCAACCCTAGCCCCTCTGCTGGTGGTCGTGTTGGTTCCCATGCGAACGCCTGCTACTCGGCAACCAAAGCAGCCTTCTACGTTTAGGTCTGGATGTGTTTCCCTGTGCTTCATGTGATGTACGCCCCGTATCCTGCCGCGGTTAATGCGGTTACTTCGTCTGCTGTTATCTCGTTATCGTGTCCGCCATAATACACTTTTGAAACCATGCTCAGGCTTGATGGCTGGTTATCTGTGTAGGTTCCATCGGTGAGCAGGAAGATGTTTCTTCCGCGTGGTGATGCTTCGATGCGTCCACCAAGACGGTTGGCAAGACGCTGGTCTTTGGAAAGGTGCAGCCCGCCCATGTAGTCGCTGATGATTACTGGTACAACAAAGTTGTCGGTTGGTGGGTTGAATGTTGCCATCAGGTAATGCTACTTCCGTATCCTGCGTCGGTTAGTTCGGTGATTTCTGCTGCGGTCAAGAAGTTGTCGTGTCCACCGAAATAGGTTCGGGTAATAAGTTCTGGTCTACGTGGGTCTGTGGTCGTGTAACTACCGTCAGTGAGCCTGTACAAGTTTTTGGCGCGGGAGCCTTGTGGGGTGTGGGAGAACAGTCGGTCTGGTGATTCTTCTGAGAGTCTTACCGCGAACGGGTAGCCTTCGGTTATTGGGACTCTGAAGATGTGTGACTTATCCCAGTTGGCTGTGGCTGTTCCGTCGCCTGCACCTGTTGCTGTAGTTCGGCGCACTCTTGCACCAACCAAATTCCCTGACCCTGTTCCTGAACCCGTCGCCGTGCGGATTGCCGTGAGTGTTCGCGTCGATGTAGACGTGCCTTCACCTTGACCGCTGCTAGTTCTGAGTACAACACGGTTGACAACAATAGTCGATGTGCCTGTGCCTGAGCCTGTTGCGCTGCGAACAGGGTTGATGTTCCAATCGGCGGTTCCCGTTCCTGTTCCTGTGTTGCTTGCTGTTCTTACTGCTGCACGGACAACGGTTATTGCTGATGTTCCTGTGCCTGAGCCTGTTGCGGTTCGCAGGTAGAAGTGGATGACAAGACCTGTGGAGTCCATCGTTCCAACACCAGAGCCTGTGGCGGTGCGGATTGCAACCTTGATTGCTGTAGCAGTTTGAGTCCCTGTGCCGTTGCCTGTTGCTTGGCGCTGTCTTAGGACAGAAGCAAATGACGATGCGGTTCCCGTGCCTGATGCCGTGGCGGTGACGGTAACAATTGCACGAACACCAAGGTAGAAGCGTCCACCGTTTTGGTAGAAACCTGTGTGATAGTCGACGAGACGGTCAAGTCGTGAAACCGTTGCACCTGATGCTGTTTGTGATGACCCGTTAGATGGTCCTGTAGCGGTGCGTTGTACCGTACGAAAATAAAGCCCGCGATAAAACGGGTGTGTGTCTAAGAATGGTTCGCTAAAACCTGTGACTGCTGTTGCTGCCATAAGGGGTTATCCCCTAACGGCTAGTCGAGCGACAGCGTGAGTGAGGTGATTTGGAAAGTGTCGCCAGCGGTCACGGCTGCTGATGAGGATAGTGCGCCAGTCCACAAACAGTTGCCCGCTGTGCTTGCATCCCACAACGACCAATGGCTATAGGTTTCTGTTGCAGCGACGTTTGTCCATTCAACAGTTGCAGATGATGCCATAGAGCCAGATGATGCTGCTGAGAACGAGATTGCTTTGCGAGTGGTTTCACTTGCGGCGTTTGTTGTTCCTGCTTCACCAGCGTCGCCAGTGTGCAACTTCACGTATGTGGCAGCGACAGCGAATGAGGTATTGCGAAGCGTGTCAAGTAACGCCAGTTCTGCATAGTTAGAAATCGACATTGTAAACCTTTCGTGTTATAAGACTATAGCAAAACGAAAGCCCCCCATCTCCCGTGTGAGGGGAAACGAGGGGCTTTTGTTCAACCTTCAGCCATGTAGTCGGCTGCTTGGTTAGTTATTAGTTAGCACCAATGCTTGATGCTGACTCGATACGGCGGAGTGATGCTTCGCGGAAGCGACCATAGCCACCCAACCAGTACCAACCCAATGGCTGCAAGCGCATGAGGATGTCGGTTACGTTGCCACGGACAATCTTCGGTACTGCACCGTTTCCGTCTTGTACGCTGTACGCCTTTGCAAGAGCCTGACGACCCATGATATGCGTGCAATATACGTCGATTGAACCAGTTGTGCTAGTTCCGTTCGAAGCGTTCTCGAACTTCTTGGCACGTGGGGTTTCGATGAAACGGACGGACTCGAACTTGCCGATTTCGCCGTTGTAGATTCCCTCTGGGTTGACGTAGTTAGCAGGGGTGCGCCATGCTGATGCGTCAGTTGCCGAACGGAAGTCGTACGAAACGTCTGGGTGAATGTAACCGAGGTATGAACCGTCGAAGGTTGCAACGTTTGCTGCACGGAGTTGTGCAGTTACCTTGCGAACATCGTCAGCGGACAAGATGTCATCTGCTGATACCGATTCACGGCTGGTTGGTGTGGTTGAGCCACCTGTTGCGTAAACAACGTTGGTTCCGCCAGCAAGAACTTCACGGACAACCTGGTCGATTGAATCGCCTGCGTTGTATCCGATGATGTTTGCTGCTGCCGAGTCAACATCCAAGAACGCTGTTCCACGCAACTTGGCGGTGGTTACTACTGCGTTACCGTATTCGCTAAGAGTTACGGTTACTTGGCTGTCGGACAATGCTGTTGGGGTTACGTCGGTAACTTCGTTCAACGTTGACGTTGCTGCTGCAATGTCTGCGAAGATGGTGAATGTTACGCCCGTACCTGGCATTGCCTGCTGTACTGGTTGTACGTCTGCTGCCTGGTCGAACAAGAGTTCTGAACGCAACGCGAAATACGCGAGACGGTCAAACGCTACCTGGTCTACGGACAGAGACGAGAGTTGGGTTTCGCCTGCCATGATTTTTATTCCTTTGGTTTAGAGGTTTATGAGTTTTCTGTTGCTGCTCGTGCCTCTGCCAAAATTTTTTCAACTTCTCGTGGCGACTCTGCTTCTTCCAAACGTCGCGCCCAGTCGATTGGAGGCTGTGCGGTTTGGGAGCCTGCCGCGATTTTTGCGGTTCGGTTCCAAGCCTTTGCCTCATCGGTTTGGGATGGTGCTACGGGTGGACTAATCAATTGCGCCTCGACTGCTGCCTCACGGATTGCTTCTGGGTTTAGGTCGCCGTCGTATCCTTTGACAAAGTACTTTGCCAAAGGTGAGGTTGGGTCAATACCCGCTTTCACGAAGGCTAGTTCTCGTCTTTCGGATTCGGCTTCCGCGAGAAGTTTTCGGGCTTCTGCGTTTTCCTTTTCCAGTTGCTTCATCCTTGCTCGCAACGGATTGCGAGTTTCGGTTTCTTCTGTTTGGTCTTCGTCGTAGTTGTCAAACTGTGACATTATGGCACGCTCCTTTTGCCCACATCACATCGGAGGGAAGTGATGGCTGCTTAGTTGATTGGTACACCCCGTATGCTCCGTGCGAGTCGGGGGGCGCCCGCACAGGTTCCTACTATTCAAAGTATCGATTGTTACATTATCTTGTCGTAAGACAGAATGCAATCAGGCGCTATTCTCCGACTGTTCCCAGTCCGACTTGTCCGCCTTGCTGGAGTGTTGCTTGTCGGCGTCGTGCTGTTTTGGCGACACGTTGCTGGGCGGCAGCGTTTACTCCTGTTACACCTTGGATGAGTTCTTCCTGGGTGAGTGCTTGTTCACCAAACATTGGGCGGGTGAGTTGTTCTAGGGCGCGTACGTCACCGAATGCTTGTTGTGCTTGTTGTTCGGTTACGCCACCAAGTACGAGTTCTTCGGCTTGGGTTGCGGTGAGTCCGATGTCTGCTTGTTTGCGGGCTTGTGCGGCTACTTCTGCGGCGCGTGCGGAGCGTACTACTGCGTCTTTGGT